GTCTGGCCGATGAGACTACCGGGATACGGGAAGCGGCCGATCGACTGGTCGATCCGCGCGAATTGCGTCCCGACCGGATGACTCGCCGCAGTTGTGCCATACGCGCCGCGGTAGAGCGTTGAAAGACTATAGTGATAGGCGCTAGTCAGGCTCGCGGACTGATAGGCAAAGAGCTCACCGCCTACATAGCACAGGGTGACGAGGTTCGCCGCGTCGGTGGTGGAGACGGAGAACAGCTGACCGCGACTTTCGGTCAAATCGACCGAACACGTGTCCGTAGTATCCGGACTGCCGCCGCTATTACCGAACGTCGCGGCCAAGACACCCTGTATCGCCGGGCCTGAAACCATGCCTGCAAAGGCATAAGAATTACCGTCGCTCGAGATCCAGACCTGAGCGCCACCCCAATTTGGGCCGCCTGACAGTGCGATCCAGATTTCCAGATCGCCCGACAATAACGCCGCTGGTGGCTCGAAAATCAGCGGCGTGTTCACATCTCCCGGCGGACCACTCCAGTTCGGCACAAACCCGCCGACTGCGCCGCCACTCGCCTGCTTCACGCCGGGAGCTGCAGTGCCCCCGCCCACCCCGAGGATCGAGGGCGAGGCGCATGGCGAATAATTGGCCGGCGGGTAGAGCACGGTCGGCGAGTAGGTGCCAAAAAAATCTTCGGCAGTGATCGACAGCATGCCTTCGTCGTCTTCTTCGACGGCAGTGATCCGCACTGTCAAGGCGCTAGCGCCGAGCCGTGAATCTGTGATTTGAACCAGATCCATCGGCTCCAATAGAATGTATTTCCAACCAAGCCGAAAGGTGTAGGTGTTACGGTAGAGAAGTTGGCGCTGCAACAGCAGCTGGGCGACCATGCCGCCCACATAGAGCGGGTCGCTGATCAAACGCGCCTTCGTACTCGTATCGCGTCGCACCCCATAGACGTCGATCGAACCTTGGTCGAATGCCTCGGCGACCGCGGTATTGTAGTTATTCTGTCGATCGAGACACTCGACCTCGATCATGTTGTTGGCATCGGCGGGAGTCGACCGCACGATGTGTAGGGGATCGTCGGTGAAGCCGCCGGTTATCGGTGTCGCACCGGAACGCAAGGCCGGACCGCCAGGCGTAACGCCAAGACTGATCCCTACACTCGATTCCTGAACGATGAAGTCGTCCTCGCTGAGGCTGTAGACCGGCGTTGTGGTCGGCGTAAAAGTGTTGGTCGTCGTCGCGCCGATCCCGCCGGCAGTGATCCCGCCGCCGTCCGATTGGCCGATCGTCGTGTCGCCCGTCGGGTTCGACTGGATGACCATCACGCCCGCGGGACCGACGCCGGACGCGAGGATGCCGAACCTGACAAGGTTTGGGTCGGAATTGACTGCTTGGGCGAGCCCACCCATTGCCGCCGGCATCTGCAGATTTGCCAGGGTCGTGTACGTCACCGTGTATGGGGAGCCGCCATTTAAGGCGGGATCGGTAAATGTTAGGCTGATCGTGTCGCCGCCCGCCTGCGTTGGCACCCCGGTAAAGCTCGCCACGGTGAAGGCGTTGGTGACCGAATGATCGCCGTAAGGGATGATCTTCAACAGTGCGCCGGACCACACGACCGCGCTGTGTGTCACCTTCGTGATGTCGGCGAGTGATTGTTGCGCCTCCTGCTGCTGGTCAAGCAACGGTGACAGGAAAAGGCCGAGTGCTGCGCAATAGCTCGCATAGGACGAAGCGGCGCCAGACGTCATCGCCGGGTCGAGATTCGCCGACGGGAAATTCGCCCCATAGCGTGCATTCGTCAAAAAATCGCTGACGATCTGAGCCGGGTTGGCGTCATAGCCGTTCGGTGAGGCGCCCGATACGCCTGTACTGACACCAATGACCTCGAAATTGAAATTCGGCAAGGTCGCGGTGTTGCCGAGCTGATAGTTGGCGAAGACGATGTTTGCGGTACCCGAATAGCCGATCGCCTTCGTGGTATGAGCGTTTGCCCAGTAGGGGTCGATCGCCTGCCCGTCGATGCCGAGATTGATGCTCGAAATGCTCTGGAGCCCGGCGACGGTTCCGATGTTCTTGTCCCACCAGGCCATCCCGAACCCGGCGATTGGCCCCTGGCATACCCCCATGATAAATGAGGCCGAATACATATATTGCTGGCCGCCGCCTTTGCCGCCGCCGCCGCCTTTGCCTTTTCCTCCGGCTTGCTTGCTGGGCGTCGCGGTGAAATCGTCATAGTCGAGCAGATTCGGGCTGACCTTAGTCGTGCCGTAGATCAGCGGGATGACGCCGCCCGCTTGAGACGTCTGGAACTGCAGCGAGCCGACGGCGCGTGGCTGCTTGGCGTTCGAGCTGCCGCCGAGAATTCCGCCCATCAGACAAACGGATCAAAGAAACGTACCGGGCGCCCCGCCAGCTGCGGCTGTGTCGCGTCGGCATAGAGTACGCCGGCATTGTACCAGGCGTGGATCAAGCGAGGCCACTCAATGACGATCGCACCATGGGCGAAGCAACGGCCAAATTTGAAGAGCGCAATGTCCCCCGCCTGCGGCGGCCCCTCGATCGCGCGCGCATACCGCATCAAGCCTTCAAGATAGCGCTCAGCATCGCGATGCAGATGCCAGTCAGGCGAATAGAAGGGAATTTGAATGTGCGGGACAATGCCAGCCGCCTCATAGACTTCGGCGACCAGCATCAGGCAATCAGTGCCGGCGCCCTTAACCCGACCCATGTGATGATAGGGCGTGCCCAACCACCCTCGAGCCGCCTCGATGACCGCAAGCCGCCGCTCACCCGCCACAAGAGGACAGGTCATACAGCCGTCTCCGGGGTAGGGATGTATGGAAAACCGCCAAAATGGATGGCGTTATTGAAAATGTTGGTGCAGGCCGCCAGCGTGCGATCGCAACCCGGCAGCAACTGGAATTGATCGCCGGCGGCGACCGGCGATAGAAAGGCGAGCTTGACCGTTACGGCGCCGCCGCTGACAAAGGTCGATATCGTGCGACTGTAGCCGGAATTGCCGCCGGTGAGGGCGATGATTGTCCCTTGCAAGTAGGGCGTGGTCGTCGTTGGCGCCCCCTGGATGACGGTAGTTGTCGATCCGCTGTCGGCCAAGAAGGTAGCGGCGAGGCTCGACCTGTTGAATAGGCACATCGCGTCGCCGAAGACATGCGTGCAGCTCGATTGCCACAGTCGCCGCGGCATCTGGATATTCAAAAGCTCGAGGTGCGACCGACATTTCATATCAATTCCGGTGCGGCTGCAGTCGATGTCGGAGATGCGCCCGGAGAACAGGATCACCGTCCCGGCGCTGGTGTCGCCATAACCGCCACCGGCGGCGCCCATAAAGGCGCGTTCCAACTGCAACAAAGCGCCGTCCAGTTGTCCTTGCCACGCCGCCTCGAGGAACGGCGTCGAGCCGACGAGGTCGGTCGTCTCCGGGTAGATCTTGATGTCGAGCTCGTCGACCTGGGTGCCGATAACGACGTTGGTCCTCGAGCGTTCGAATTTCGGCCCGGCCACGAATAGGTACCCATTGGCGAGGATCGACGTCGGCCCTGCCGAATAACGCAGGATCGTCGCGCCGCCGACCAGGGTGAAGGTGTACAGGTCGGCCATAATGAATTGCTCGCCGCTGTTGAGCAGCGCGATCAGGGCGGCCGAAGCAGGCTTCACGACCGCACCGAGATGAACGTAAGCTTTTTCAGCTGCCACAGCTGAAACATAAAATTCTCGAAAGCATAGCTATCGTCTATAAACCGGCATCGAAAGTAATAACTATAGTCGGCGGTGATTATCAGTCCACTTCCCGGCGGCGTGCTGAAAGTCACTAAACCGGTGTTCGGATCTACGCCATAGGTTCCCTGGCTTTGGGTAATGCCGTCGATGTAAACTGCACTGACGACGTTAGGCGCTACGATTGGCTCCAGAAAACCGCCCCCGGGCAGCGCCGCGCCCATCGCCCGCTTCAGTTGAAAAACGGTCGTACTGGCGTTACCAATGCCGATCTGCTGCCCGGTGACCCGATCATCGCTCGGGTCTCGAAATAGGAACGTGCCGAAGGCACCCTGGCAGAGCATAAAGAACCCCATCAGGGTTCGCAGCTCGTCGTAGCCGGCCGCGGGGTTGTCGCGCAGCAAATCGAAGACCAGCGTAAACTGCCACAGCGGATAGGTATAATCGAGGGCACGTAATTCCCGCCCGGACACCGCTCGCTGGATGCGGGTCTGAAAGGTCGGCGTTTTGATGACGCTCCAGGCAAGACCGGGCAGCGCCGGGAAAACTCCTGTGTCCGCCATCAGCTCGTCCGCAGCATCGATCCGTTGCGCATCGCGTTGTTGATCGCCGCAACGAGCGAACTGCCGTTGCTGCGAAAAAACCGCGCGACGTCCTGGCTGTCCATCGCTGAGACACCAAAGTTGACGACAACGGGGGCGCCGCTCCCGCTCACATTGGCGCCGTTTGGTGCGGCAATCATGCTCTGCAGACCTTGAGAGATACTCGCCGGAAGCACCATCTCATTACTGTGCAGTTGCGCGAGCACACCTCCCGGCCCGAGGCTCGGCACTGCCCACCCGCCCTGCGCGCTCGGCACGATGCCTCCATGCTCAAAGCCGAACAGAGTGCCG